CATAAGGAGCAAAAGTGCCAACAACAGTAATCACAGGGCGCGACTTAGCCTTGACTATCGACTCAAAAAGTTACGATGCTCAAGCCCTAAGCGTTAGCTTAGAAACAACTTTAGATCGTCAAGCATACGAGACCCTAGACGGTCGCGTATTTAAGACAGTCGATACCGATGCAACAATGACTATGGAACTACTAGCAGACTGGGGCGCATCAGCTGGTGCAGCATTCTCAATCTGTGAGCTTCTATGGGCTGCTGCTAACTCAGCACCAGATACAGCATTGGCTTACACATTCACAGCAGCAACAGGTGCAGTCTTTACAGGTAATCTTTACCCATCATTCCCAACAGCCAATGGTGCTGGCAAGGATGCTCAGACTGTATCCTTTACCTTGCAGTGCACAGCCAAGCCAACATTAACTGTTAGCTAATCATTAAGAAACGGGAGCAATAATGAAACTACCAATCACAATTACATACAACTCTGGCGAAGAGCAACTATTCGTGGCTCAGCCACCAGAGTGGGCTAAATGGGAAAAGCACACTGGCAAGTCTGCCGTTCAATGGAGCGAAGTAGGTGGAGTCTGGGACATCATGTTCTTGGCTTGGAATACTTTGAAGCGTGAGTCCGGTGGACAACCAGTCAAACCTTTCGAGGCTTGGATGGATACAGTGGCAGACTTTGAAGTGGGTTCATCAAACCCAAAAGCCATGAGCCAGGAAGCATCAGCAGACTCCTAATCGAGGTGGCAATAGCCACAGGGATTCCAATGAGCGAATGGCTGGATGCAGAGGATTTATTAACAGCGATTGAAGTGGTGAAGGAGCGAAATGGCAACTGAGACAATCAGTTATGATCGCTCCGAACTTCGATCGATCATCAAAGCATTTAAGGCTATGGATGAACAAGCTGCTGAAGAAGCCAAGAAGCAATCATCTGCACTGGCAGAATATGCTGGAGCAAAGATTAAAGAGAAGGCTGCTACTCGTACAGTCTCACCTATTGCAGCTCAGAGAATTGCAGATGGCGTAAAGATTTCTAAGTCATCTAAGGTAGGCGAGTTCTCCTATGGCTTTGCTTCTCAAAAGTTCTCAGGCGGTGGAGATACACGCGATCTCCTCTATGGTATGGAATTTGGATCAAATAGATTTCACCAGTTCCCAAAGAGAACTCCGGTCAAAGGTAAAGGCAGTGCTGGATATTTTATCTATCCAACCCTTCGTGAGATTCAACCAGAACTGGTTAAACAATGGGAAGAAGCGTTTGATCGCATCCTAAAGGAGTATAATTAATGGCTGGTAATAGAACCCTTAAACTATCCATCCTTGGCGATGTCGATGATCTAAAGAAGAAGTTAAACCAAGGCGCAGATGATGTTGATGGCTTTGGTGACAAGCTAACAAAATTTGGCAAAATTGCTGGAGCAGCATTCTTAGCAGCAGGAGTCGCAGCAGTAGCCTACGCTGGCAAGTTAGCGGTTGATGGCGTTAAGTCTGCTATTGAAGATGAAGCTGCCCAAGCCAAATTAGCATTGACTTTGAAGAATGTTGCCGGGGCAACAGATGAAGCAATCGCCAGAACTGAGACATGGATTACAAACATGGGTATCGCCTTTGGCGTATCCGATGAAGATTTAAGACCATCGATCGAAAGACTGACTCGCGCCACTGGCTCATTAGAAGAAGCGCAAAAATTATCCACACTGGCTTTAGATATTGCAGCTGGAACAGGTAAATCACTCGAAGCAGTATCTAACGCGCTAGGCAAGGCTTATGAAGGCAATACAACTTCTCTAGGTAAACTAGGTATCGGATTAGATAAAGCCCAGTTAAAGTCTATGACTCTGGATGAAATTACTGCCAAATTAGCTGACACCTTTGGTGGGCAAGCTGCTGCCAAGGCAGACACATTTTCAGGCAAGATGGAAAGACTGAAACTAGGACTCTCAGAAGCTCAGGAGACTATCGGTTCTTTCATTCTTACTGCATTGACTCCAATGGTTGAAAGTATAACTACTTCAGTATTGCCAGCTCTTAGAGATTTCATTAACGGTTTTAGCAGTAATGATGGACTTAAAGTTCAATTCATTGAGGTTGTAAACTTTGTTAAATCTTTCTTAGTTCCAATTTTTCAAGGGTTAAAATCTGCGTTTGATTCAGTATCAAAAGCAATTAAAGATAACCAAGAAAGTTTTCAAGCCTTATTAGATTTTGCCAAGATTTTAGCTCCTTATTTTGGTGGAGCGTTAAAGATCGCAATTACTGGCATTGGTAAGGCTCTGTCGGTAGTTGTAAACATTGTTGCAGATGTTATTGATGGCTTTAGATTATTGATCTCGGTAGGCAGCAAGATCGGTAACTTCCTAGGCAACCTAAACCCATTCGGCGGTGGCAAGGCTGTCGGTGGCCCAGTATCTATGGGTAAGACTTATCTCGTGGGCGAGAAGGGGCCAGAACTATTTTCACCATCTAGCAACGGCAGCATCATCCCTAATAATAAATTAACTGCTGGTGGGGGTGGCGGTACGACAATTAACATCTCAGTATCCGGTGCTATTGATCCTGCATCTACAGCTCGACAGATTGCTAACCTTCTTAAGAATGAAGCCAGCACATCTGGATCATTTATCAATCTAGGGCAGAGTGTCTTTGCATAATGGCATGGGATCCTAATTGCTCAGTAACCATCGATGGGGTTGACTTTTCGGCTAAGACTGTCAATGGCGTAAGTGTCTCCTATGGGCGAGCCTCATACTGGGAACAGGCCAGATCAGCCATAGCATCTGTTCAGATACTGAATTGGGATAATACCGATTATGGCTTTGAAATCAATGACTCAGTAGTAATCAAAGTAGATAATGCTTCTGCTGTGGCTCGGACTGTATTCACAGGTAAACTGACAAACATCTCAACCAGCATGGCAGCAGTCGGATCAATCAGTGAAGTCTCACTTATTACTATTTCAGCAGTCGGCCCATTTGCTCAGATGTCTCGTAAAATCATCGGTGGCTCTGGATACTCACGCGAGATGGATTCTACTCGCATGACCAATATTTTGACTGACTCTGGGGTCACTATCGATACAGTCGATTCACCGGGTATCTATGAATTCGCAGCATCTCCTAACAGTTCAGTAGATTCTTACCAGTGGGCTACTAAATATGCCAGCATGGCTAATGGTTATATTTATGAGACTACTGATGGCGAGGTTGGTTTTGCCAATGAGTCTCGCAGAACTACTGCTGTTGCAGCTACTGGATATATGGCGATCCCAGAGAACTACATCCTGTGGAGATCAGTATCCTCTTCTAAAGGCTTACAAGACATCCTGAACTCAATATCTCTGACTTACCACACTGGAAGCAAGACATCGACTGATGCAACCTCTATCAGCCTCTACGGGCTTCTAGGAGCATCTATTCAAACTGAACTACATAACGCTTCCGATGCTCAGGAACTAGCTGACAAATATGTGGCGCTAAGGCGTGTACCTCGATTGAACATGAGTTCATTTACAGTTCAACTGGATTCACCTAATGTCTCATCTGCTAATCTAGATAAATTCCTGCAGATGTATATGGGACAAGCAATATCGATCTCAGGATTACCAGTTCCCCTAGTTCCAACCAATTACTATGGATTCGTAGAGGGCTGGAATTTACAAGTATCAAGGACTCAGGCAGTGATCTCATTGACCACAAGCGAGTCTAGTTATTCAATTCAGCCTACACGCTGGCAAGATGTCTCAGCTGCTCTTGCTTGGAATGGGGTAGGGGCTACGGTACAATGGGCTACATACGACTAGGAGCATGAATGGCACAAACAACTAATTTCCTCTGGAGCACTCCAGATGACACAGCACTGGTCAAAAACGGAGCATCCGCGATCCGTACCCTTGGCTCATCTGCTGACTCTACTGTTCAAGACCAAGTCATCGCGGCATTGATGGGAGCCTACTAATGGCAAATACAGCTAAAGCACTCTTTCGTGGAGCAGCTACTACAACTACTTCAACGACTCTTTACACAGTGCCAGCAAGCACTACAGCGATCATTACTAACATCGCTGTAACTAATACTGGTTCATCTCCTTATACTTTCACACTAAGTTTAGATGATGTGGCTCTTCATACAACCACAGCCATCGCTCCTAATACCACTGTTTACATTGACTCTAAGCAAGCGTTAGCCACTGCTAAGACAATCAAAGGTGGAGCATCTAACACAGCTGTAAACTTTCACATCTCGGGGATGGAGATCGCGTAATGGCTATTTCATCCTATCCACCGGTAGTCGCTACTAGAAGAGTCGTAGTTAGTTTAACTAGCGGAACTTCTTGGACTGTTCCAACTGGCGTTACTTCTG